TTTGTGCGGCACCTCTAAGTGTGCCGCTAACATCATCCTGTAGTCTTATTACTCCACCAAAAACGTCCATCAGCCTTCTCCTACCAGTGCATCAGTTACCGCTTCTTTTATAAGTCGCTTTTGCTGCTCCTCATTAAGCTTTGCCAATGCTTCTAATACTAACAATTCACTTCTTGTCATTGTATCCACTTCCTTAGGCAAAATCCCTACACTAAGGCAGTATCCATATAGGTAGGCCCTATGTGAGTAAATCAGCTTTTTTTTAACTCCTCAACATCAGATACCGTACTTTTATCCTTCATTCCTGATAAAGCAAGTACTTCATTTGCAAGACTTGTTCTGTCCGCCGGTGAAAACATGTCCATTATCTGAAGATGCTCTTTCACAATCTTTTCCTTAACCATATACTCTGCAAGTTCCTGTAAGGTTTTTGAAGCATAGTAAATTGTATACTTGTCAACTACAACATTGTTATCAGAGTAGTTAAGACAGTCATTAAACTCCTCAGAGCTTAATCCTCTAAGCTCTATCTCCTCATCCAAATCACCAACATAATACCTTTTTACTTTAAGCTTTTTTCTTTCCTCCATTTTTTTTACAGCTTTATCTGCAAAAGACTTAAAAGTTAAAATTTTCTCTTTATCCACCATAATTACTCCTTTATTTCATCCAAACAAATCATATCTGACGGTGTAAAGCTGAATGGGAACTCAACTTTCACAGTCGCACCCTTCTCATACTCAATCGGGAACTCACTTAAAGCAACATTTCCTATCTGATATCTTTCTATCTGCCCGCCTACCGCATCAGGATCCTCAAGCCTTGTTATTATTGTTCCCCTCGGATCCTTGCCTTTAAGTATTTCTTTCCTCACATTTTCAAATGCAGAATAAACTTTACTTATAGATATAGTGCCTTCGCCTTTCAGACCTGTTATCTTAGTATCTATATCCCTTCCAAGCTGTACATCCTCCCTGTTAACCGTAACTTTTGCACTAATCTTAGTACATCCGGCAATCTTTAAACCGTTATAAAAGATTTCCGCATTTGTTCCGGACAACACTCTCTTTCCACTTATTTTTTCGCTCATACGTTCTCCTTACATTTCAATACCCATCACTAAATCTTCCATAGCGTCTAAAAACCTAAACTTTGCTTTTATAGCCAAATGGCTTCCTGTATTTGACTTGTTAAGTTCAATCTCACTCATCTCTGAAGTATCTTTCTTCTTATCGTCCAGATACTTTTTTATCCAAGCAGTATCAATTGCAACCTCTATATCTTCATCCTCATCAATAACCTGCCCTCCAAGCTCTGTAAGATATGAGTGTACAGCTCCAACAAAGATTTGCTTATTATCGTAAGTGTTATTTCTCTTGCCCACATACTGATCTTCATAAGTGGACTTTATATCACTTCTGACCATGTCTGAAGCTTCTACTATCTTTATCTTTTTAAAGTCCTCAGGCATCTCTTCAGATACAGTAACAAGGGATGTGACTGCTCTTGCAATCTTAAACTTTTCACCGTCAAAAATGATTATAAGTTTTCCTGCATTAACATCATCATCCGGCTTTTTTGGCTGCTTTATATCAACAATTTCTCTAAGAACCTTAAAAGTTGCCGACTCTGTAAGGCTTACCCCTGCTAAAAGCCCGGCTATCCTTGCTGTATAATCTTCTGATTTTATAGTAACTACTTCGCCTTTATATACAATTGATATATTTGTAGTTGCAAAGTTTATGACAGCCGGAGAATCTGCCGCCTGGTCAAATAAAACCGCTTTACCTTTTTTGTACTTTTCCTTTTTCTGACTGTTAAAATAACTTGCAAAAAGAGCACCCTCCTCTTTACTTAGGCAAGGTGCCGCAAACCAGTCGAATTTTAAATTTTCAATCAGTTGTTTGCATTCATCTACATCAATTCCGGATACTTTGCTTACAGCTCTGACAACAATAACTTTGTTTGGTTTTCCCATAAAACACAAATCAATGACTCTGAAATTCTCCGCTGTCCAGTCCGCTTTTACCACATCTTCCACAGATGAGTAAACGTTGACTACTGTAGTCTTAGTCGTATCTCTAAGTAAAAGAAGCACCGTCCCTCTTTCACTTCTTGCCATAAATGAAGTTGCCTTTCTGTAAAACTCAATATTTATACTTGGTAATCCCATTTACCCTCCTATTTTAAAACTTTAAAACTTATGCTTTCATAAACTTCTGTCTCAGGCTCTTTAATATCCATATCATCAAAGAAATCAAGGTTAAAAGTTATATGCAGCGTATCATCTGCAATACTTGATCCGATATTTAAAACCTTTAAAAATCTGTCCCCCACCTTAAAGCCTATTCCTATCCGCCCGGTTACAAGCTCCGCCATCTCATACATGCTTTCATTACTGCTTTTACTTTTTTCCATAAAGGTAATATCAACAAGAATTAGCCTATTGCAACTCTTACCGTCAAGCTGTACAGATGTCGAAAGTGGTACAAGTTGTATATAGAGTAGCGGAAACGCTATCTTATTAATCGTTTCAATCTGCTCTATATCTTCAGCAAAGATATTTAAACCCGGTTTAACTTCATTTAAAAGTGTTATTAAAGACATTTTAATGTTATTTAAACTAAGCATTAAAAAGCCTCCTTGAGTGCATTAACCATTGCTTCAATATCACTACTGTAATTAGACTGTTTATAGTTTGCTATACCCCTTTCAAGCATATACTGCCCTCTTGTCATTCCGCCACTTTTTGTTCTTCTACCATAATTAACAGCAGGACCATAGACTACATTATTTTTTATCCAAATAATATAGTCATTTCCTTCTTTAGTAACTTCATTGTACCAATTTCTTCTAAGGTGTCCTGTCACAACCGGAGTTAAGCCCTTTACAGAGTCCACGGCATGCCTACCTATCTTCATTGCTTCTCTTTCAAAGATTTCCGACTGCCATGCCTCAAGTCCCCTTTCAAGGACATCCGCAAGTTCATTCATATTCCTCATTAAACCACCTCTTCTATCTTCAAACTTGCTTCTATGTGTGACGGATATTTAAAACTCTTTCCTGCTCTTCCTGTGATGATGTCTCCTGCCCCTGTCCTAACTTCTATAAAATCCTTATCCCTTATGTCTATGTTAGGAGCTGCAAATATAACATAATCCTCACTACTTTCATAAGCTATATCGGCTCTAACAGGTTCAGATTTTTTTGATAGACTAAGACCACATGGAACATTATCATATATAAGTTCTTTTTCACTTTTACTTTCACCATAATCAGTCTTAAAAAGCCTGTATCTGTAAAGCCTTAGTCTGTCCTTATAAAGTCTACTTAAAACTAATGCTTCACTTATCACTTTCCCTTTCCTTTTCCTTGGCCTTTTTGTCACTATCGCTTACGTCTTTATCTTTCCTTTCAGTCTCCTGCTCCCTATGCCTGAAAAGATACGACATTTTCTCACTGTCTTTCATTAATCCATCCTTATCTTCTTATACTTACTGAAAGCCCTTAAAAGCTTTTCATCAAAATAGCTGCTGTCTATAGTTGTGTAACTTATTGATGTGTCACCTCTGTTTACACTGGCAACACCTCCTGATACACTTTCCTTATATGCTTTTACTACCATTTCCCGAATTGCAAAGTTAGGCCCCTCAGGAAAATCCTTCCTGTTAAGGTAGCTTATAATCGCACTCCTGGCATCATCAATCATGATGCCAAGAAGTGCGTCGCTTTCAGTGTCGGTAATTCCAAGCAGTATCTTTATCTGCTCAAGCATGTTTAAGCCTCCGTACTGATTCTTATAGCCTTTATATTTGATTCTTTAATCCACAGATCGTGATACTTTCTATAGCCTATAAACCATGCATCAGCCCTCTGATTTAGCTCAGGGGTGATTATCTTAGGTGCATCCTGCTTACATACTGCAATAGCTGCCTTTTTTGGTAAGATAATATAGTTAATCTGCTTTGCTGTTGACTTCTTCTTAAAGCCGTCTTTTTGTCCTGAACCTTCAGTACCCTTGAAAAAGTCGTACTCTGTAAAAAGTCTTGCGGAGGGAACTCCGATTATCGGACAATCGTCAATTGTCCTTACCTTTGTCGTAATCTCTCCCTTTGCAAAATCCGCCTGTGTCAGCATCTTTGTAAAGTCCTCATTAGCATTAAGTAAACCTCTGGCCTTACCGTTTATGATGATAACAAGTTCATTACTTTCTCCGATCTCATCTCTGATACTTGCAATATCCTTTGTTATCGCCTTATAAATTGTCTTTTCTGTAAGAGCTGTAGCCTCCGCTCTTACATTGCCTGCTTCTTTTGCCTTTACAAGCTCATGAATCTTTGAGTATCTGTAGGAATCCACCTCAGGAACCACCTTAGTTCTTTGGAATTCCCCAATTACAGCTGATGCTGAAGCAAGGAAGTTTGTCTCCTCAACATCCATTGCGTCAAGCATAAAGCTCTCACCTCTGTCCATAGTCATTTTTACAGTCTGATATGAGAGTGTAACTCCGCCTGTGGGATATCCGTCTGTTCTTGAGTAATCCTTAAGCCCATCCATTACAATTGAGGGAATTTTTATCTCATTTCCGCCGTTATAGATAACATCCCCGGCATTTGCCTCCATAAAGCCGCTTGTAAGCTCCTCCACCATAAGCTTATCAAGTTCATTTTGAAATACCACTCTTGCTGCACTAACATTTAATGCCATTTTAAATCTCCTTAACCTCTTAATCCTGCTCTGACTATATCAGCCATAGCACCTGTATCCTTGTTTATATTACCTTTACTTCCTTCAGGGCTTTTGCCCTTTGCCACTTCTGAAAGCTTTTTCTCAACCTGCTCACCTAAAATCTTTTCAAAAAGCTCCATGCAGACGCGGGTATCGTCTTCGGCTCGGTGAGCTTCCAGCGCTGTAATGCCGAACTGCACGGCAAGATCCTGCAACGCATAGCTGGATAAACCGGGGAAGACTTCCTTCGCAAATATCCGCGTATCGACGGCCTTATTGGACAAAGGAGGTTTCCCGGCGCGCTTTAACTCCGCATTAACATAGTTTATGTCAAACGGAGCATTATGCGCAACTAAAACACCGGTACCGATAAAATCAAAAAAGTCGGGAAAGACATCGGCTATCAGCGGCTTATCCTTCAGCATTGCATCGGTGATTCCGTTGACCTTGCCTGCTTCTTCCGGCATCGGCATTTCGGGATTGATAAGCACATTGTACCGGGCAATAACACCGCACCGGTCGAACTTTACCGCACCGATTTCAACGATACG